CGTGGGAGCTTGCCCCCGCCGAGTGGGTCCTGCTGCAAGCCCTGATCGAACGCTGCGGCGTGCAGGTCCTCGTCGATCACGCCGGCGGAGCGTGGCAGGCCGCCCGCTCCCGCGTGCGCAGCGCCCGGTACTTCCTCGCCGGCTGGCGCTCCCTGCCCTCGATGCCCGCCCACACGCCGGACGCCGGCCGCGGCCCCAACGTCGTTGCCCTGCACGGCTCGCGCCCCTCGACCACCGATCAGCGCGTGCGCGACGGCCTCGACCTCGCCGCCCGACTCCGTGAACAGGAGGCCACCCCATGACCCCGGCCGACGCCGCCGAACTGCTCACCCTGTGCGCCGCGTTCGACCGCCGCACCATCGGCGAATCCGACGCCCGCGCATGGGCCTACGCCCTGCGCGACATCCCGCTCGACGACGACACCCGAGACGCCGTCGCCGACCACTACGGCCGCACCGAGGCATGGATCACCCCCGCCCATGTGCGGAAGATCCGCGCCGGCCTGCGTACGCAGCGGATCGAGACCGCCCACCCGGTCTACGACGGCCACCCCGACGAGTCCTCGGTCGAGTTCACCGAGCGCCGCCGCGCCCAGCTCGCCGCCGCGGCCGACGGCATCCTGCCCTCGCGCACGATCGGGCAGGCCCTCGATGCCGCCCCGCCGCGGGCAGTGCTCGCCCTCGCCGCCGGCGTCGGGCGCAGCGTCGACGACGAGCCGCGCCCGTACGTCGCGCCGGAGACCCGCGCCGCCATCCGCAAGACGCTGCCCGGCCGTCGAGCCGCGCTCGTCGAGCTCGCCGTCGCCTGCCCGAACGAGCAGTGCCGCGTCGCCGTCCGCCGCCTGTGCAAGTCCTCGCGCGGCGTCGAACTGCGTACCGGCGTTCACGGTGCCCGGCGTGACGCCTACGCGACCACCTACGCCACCTGCCCGGAGTGCGGCTCCGGACCCAGCGAGCCGTGCAGCGCGGCCGAGCCGCACCCCGCCCGTATCCGTGCCGTACGGGAGGTCGAGGCCGCATGAGCCGTCGCCGCCACCACGCCCGCGAGACCACCCAAAACACCGAGGAGTACCGGGCAACGGCCACGTGGTCACACAAGGGGCCGCCGGCGATCTGCCGGAACTCCGACAAGGCCCGCGTTCGTCGCCGCGCCGTCGAGTGGGCCGACCAGGGCGCGCACGTCCTCGTCGAGCGCCGCCGCCGCGGCCAGTGGCGCCACCTCGACACCCTCGACGGGCCGGCCCTGCGCCGAGCCGCGGTCGAGCAGGAAGCGGCCGAACGGTACGACCGCGTCGAGTCCCAACTCGCCGAGGAGACCGCCGCGTTCTGCGAGCGCGTCCTCGACGAGCACACCGAGGACGAGCAGCACTACCTCGCCCGCCTCATGGCCACCCCGCCCGCCCCGCGCGAAGTCCGCGCCCGACACACCGCCGGAGGACTCCGCCGATGACCCCGCCCGCCGCCCGAGCAGCCCTCGCCGCGCACCTTACGGACACGCTCGAACTGCCGCCGCACCGCGCCACGGTCACCGCATCCGAGCTGCTCGACCGCCTCACCGCCGAGGGATGGGAGATCAACACCACCCCGGCCGCGCGACCGGTCGCGCCTCGCGCGCGGGAGACCTCGCGCGCTCGGCGCCTCGTCGCTCGCCTGCTTGCCCGGCGCGTAGTCGACGTTCGTCAACTGCCGGACGAAGAAGGGACGCGCGCCCGATGACCGCCGACCACGTTGCCGCGCTCGTGCTGCTGCTCGTCATCGTCTCGGGCGTTCCGCTCGGTCTGCTCGCCTGCCGGCTCGACCCGGGCCCGCTGCGACGACAGCACCATGCCGACACTCACGGCGCCTGCCCGCCGCACTGCACCACCTGCACCGCACTGAATGAGGGGGACCGATGAACACCCGTACGCGTACCGACTCCCGCCGAGGCCGGACGATCGCCCGCGAGGCCGAGCGCGACACCCGCCGCGAGCGCTTCCGCCTCGTGCTCGCCCGCGCCGACCGAGGCGTGCTCGCGCCCGAGGACTCCGCGCAGCTCCGAGCCGACGTCGAGGCCGAGGTCACCGAGGCCGACACCCACCGGCGCAGCGCCGGCGGACAGCAGGCAGCAGCAATGCGCCTGCACAAGCGGATCGAGGCCGCCGAGGAGTGCATCACGGAGACCGAGGCCGACCGCGACGCGCACGCCGAGCGGCTCGCCACCGCGGCCAAGCTCGCCGGCGCCCTCGGCGACTACCTGCCCGGCGACGGATGGCACCTCGCCGAAACGATCCGGCGCCTATGCGAAGGCGAGATCACACCCGAGCAGGCTCTCGACGACACCGCCCACTGACCACCCCGAGGGAGGGAACACCAGAGATGACGTCCGACGCCATTGCCCGACGCGAGACCGGCGACGCGCTGCGCACCGTACGGGAGTTGTGGGGCGAGCTGCTGCTCGCCGTCGAGACCCCGCCCGCCGACGTGTGGCCGCCGCGGCAGCTCGCGCACACCCTGCGCGCCACCGACGACGAGCAACTCGTCGCCGACCGTGCGCCCCTGGTCCTGCGCGAGCACCCCGCCCCGCTCAACGTGACCGCGCTCGACACCGGCCTCGCCGTCGAGCGGCTGCTGTTCGACCTCGCCGACACCCTCGCCGCCGCCGTCCAGCGCGCCGGGACCGGCGACCCCCGCCGCTGGGAGTTCCAGCAGCCAGGCGCGGCCGACGCACAGCGCGCGGCCGGATCGCGGGCGCACGGCCTGCACTTCGCTTCCGTGTGGATCGAGGGGCGCGTGCTCGACGAGGACACCGCCCCCGAGCAGCAGCTCGACGGCACCCCGACCGCACCGCCGTTCGAGCCCCTGCCCCCGCACCTGCTGCACGAGGCACGGCGTACCGCGCGCATCGCCGAGGGCAGGCTGCTGCGGACCCTCGGCCTCGACCAGCGCACCACCCCGCTACCCGACCACCCGTGCCCGTACTGCGCCGGCGAGCTCACCCTGCACACCGGTCCCGAGCAGGCCCCGACGGTGACCTGCTCGACCGGCCCCGACTGCACGGCGCCTGTGCCCGTGGACGAACACGACCGGCGTATGTGGGGGTGGGCCGACCTGCTTGCACTCGTTGCCTCGCTGAGCTCCGCGCGTCAGCGTGACGTGGAGAAACGAGCTGCTTGACAGTACTGGGGGCGCCCGCAGAACGCGGACGCCCCCAGCGTCAGAGGTCAGATACCTCGGTTGGTTCCCTCGAAGATCACGAGGAACGGAGAGACGTACCCGGACGCCTCGACAGCGGTGGCCTTCCCGAAGAGCACGAGGAAGACACCGGCAGACAGTGCGCTGCCGTACATGACAGCACGGACGACCTCGGAGTGCCGAGCCCCTGTCGGGGTCTGCGGCTCCTCGGCCACCTTCGCGGTCGGCGGCTCCTCATCTTTCGGAGAGGGGCTGGTGTGGTTCGGCTCGGTCATACTGGAGCCTGCTCCTGTTCTGTGTAAGGGCGAGAGCACGGGCCACCCGCGGGGCCTGAGAAACAACGCGGGTGGCCTGCACTTATATGTGCTCGCGAGGGGACCTCGCAGCGGAGTGCGTCAGCGCTGGGGCAACGCAAGCGGCGCCCATTTCAGCTCACCACACACTCGTCTGGGCGTATCCATCCCCTTCCGGCCAGATGACCTTGATATCCACGGACGTGCAGAAATCAAGTAGGTCGTCCTCGGGCTTGGAGGGCACGAGGAGAGCAAGTCCCCGCGGCGGCGGGGAGATGTGGCGGCGATAGTCGAAGAGCTGCCCGACGGCCTGACGGATCGCGTCGCGGTGAACCGTGCCCTTCGCCTCAATGAGGATGCGCTCGGTCACGTCGTAGATGTCGGTGTACAGGGCCTTAAGGACGCCACTCGGAAGGATCTTGTGGCGGACCACTTCGCTCCCCTCGCCGCGCAGGTGCTCGATATAGGCGCGGACGAGCGACGCCTCGCGGCGCTCCGCTTCATAGGGTTCCCGCGAGGGGTCCACCAGGGCCCGTTCGGTGTGCTGCTGCTCGACGTCGACTGCGGTAACGGTCGGGGCCATCTCCGGCGTGTGCGGCAGGCGTGCACCCTTATGCAGGGCCGCGTCCACAGGTTCCAGCCGAAACATGATCACGCTACGGAGTTCGCCGTCGGTGTCCGGCGCGTCCGTGCGGTACCACGGGACGTCGCGGGCCAGGACAAACTCTCCGAGGTACTCGACCGTGCCGGACGCGACGCCTTGAAATAGACGAAGGGCACGACCGTCCTGACGGTGGTTGAGGATGGAGAGGTTCCCCTGCGTCATCCGCTGATCGCCGCTTTGCCCCTCGCCGGCGTAGTGGTAACAACCATCCTCGCCCCAACCGTCGAAGTACCCATGCTGCCGCCCCTTCGCAGGGTCGGTGAAGAGCAGAACGTTGTTAGAGACACGCGACGGCCCGATACCTCCCTGCCGACGCCCCCCGTACTCTGCGTGCACGTCGACGCGCTTGAGCCGCTCCCCCTCCTTCAACGCCCACTCAGCCACTCGATCGCTCCAATTTTTAGGTCTCATTCAGACCCTAAAACTGTACCCCATAGATGCGAATCGGACCGACAGTCTCATCTAAGGCGAATTGTGCGAAGTGATTTTGCGACGCCATTTGCTTTACGGCGGCGACAATTCAAGGCTCCAGATGGGCCCCACGTAGGCATAAAAGCCATGTAGCACCACAAAAGATCACCCTTGACTCGTTATCAAGTCGTGACCTAATGTTGGTGCCGCCTCCGGCGTGCCGGGAAACAGCCCAACTCGTACGCCCCGTCGACTCCCCCCCTCGGCGGGGCGTACACATGCCTGCCGGGAGGTGACGCCGTGGCCGAGCCGATCACCGACGAGGACCGCGAGCAGGTCCGCCGGCTACACGCCGAGGGCAAGTCGCGTAACGCGATCGCCCGCACGACCGGGCGCAGCGCCGCCACCGTGAGCAAGATCGCCGGACAAGAGGGGCTTACTTTCAGCGGGGGCGCCCGAGTCGCGGCGGCCACCGAGGCGCGACGAGCCGATGCTGCCGTGCGGCGCGAGTTGCTCGCCGACGAGTCCCTCGACGGCGCCCTGCGTCAGGTCGAGCGGGTCGGGGGCTCTGACTCTGCGCGGGATGCCCGCGACCATGCCACCGCCGCTCGCGCGCTCACCGAGGTACACGCCCGCGTCTCTGAGCTCGCCCGCCAGACCGGTACCGGAAGCGCCGGCGGCTCGATGCTCGACCGCCTCGCCGACGCCCTGATCGGGCCGGCCGGAGGTGACCGCGAGGGGGTGTGATGGCTGCGCCCCTCCCGCTGTCCGACAAACAACTACGGTCAGTGCGCGAGTCGTTCACGTCCCGTATATCGATCTGGCACGGCAGTGTCAGGTCGGGCAAGACGATTGCGAGCCTGCTCGCGTTCCTGCTGTCGATCCGCCGCGCCCCGGCAACCGGGTTGATCCTGCTGTGCGGCCGGTCGTTGCAGACGATCGAGCGCAACATCATCGAGCCCCTGCAAGATCCCGCACTGTTCGGCTCGGACGTCGCCGCCGAGGTCCGGCACACCCGCGGCGCCACCGTCGCGAGCATCCTCGGCCGCACGGTCCACCTGATCGGCGCCTCGGACGCGCGTGCCGAGGGCCGGCTGCGCGGTGCGACTGCCTGCCTGGCCTACGTCGACGAGGCAACCCTCGTTCCCGAGGGCTTCTTCGTGCAGTTGCTCGCCCGACTGTCCGTGCCAGGGGCGCGGCTGCTGTGCACCACGAACCCCGACTCGCCTAGGCACTGGCTCAAGCGGCAGTACCTCGACCGGTCCGGCGAACTCGACCTCGCCGCCTGGCACTTCCGCCTCGCCGACAACCCGAGCTTGGCGCCGACGTACGTCACCGCCCTGTCGGCGGAGTACACCGGCCTGTGGCGCCGACGGATGATCGACGGTGCGTGGGCAGTCGCCGAGGGTGCGATCTACGACATGTACGACGAGGCCGTGCACGTCGTCGACACTCTGCCGGCCATGCGCCGGCACTGGATCGGTATCGACTACGGCACCGTGAACGCCACCTCGGCGATCCTGCTCGGTGAGGGCGTCGACGGCCGGCTGTACGCGTGCGCCGAGTGGCGTCACGACTCCCGCACCGCGCACCGGCAGATGACCGACGCCCAGTACAGCGCCGCCCTGCGCAGGTGGGTTGCCGACCTCGGCATCTCGGCCGAGTGGACGTTCGTCGACCCGAGCGCGGCATCGTTCATCACGCAGTTGTGGGCCGACTCCTACGAGGGCGTGGCCCGCGCCTCGAACGAGGTCGTCGACGGCATCCGGTCCGTGGCGAGCCTGCTCGGCGCCGGTCTGCTGCGGATACACCGGTCGTGCGAGGGACTGCTCGACGAGCTGCCTGGCTACGTATGGGACACGGCCGCCGCTGACAAGGGCGAGGACAAGCCCGTCAAGGTCGCCGACCACTCATGCGACGCACTGCGCTACGCCGTGCACTCCACCGCCCACGAGTGGCGGCACCTACTAGCGCGAGGTTGACAACGCACCGCGTGATTTCTTGGCGAGCTGCTGCCGAGACTCCTCCGCGCGGCGCGCCAACTGACCCAGTGCCTTACGTCTCTTCACACCGCTCACTTGGCCCTGGTGGGACCGACTCAATGCTTCGCGGTAGAGCGTCACCTTGCGCCATGCATCATCGGCAGCCTTGGCCACTGAATCCGGACCGGCTAGCTCAGCCCTTCTCTTCAGCTCGCCGAGAGCCGCCTCGGCCCCAAGCAAGTGTTCCAAAGATCGTGAGACAGACGAGGGTCGAGGGTATGACGGACGCTCAGCCCTCAGATAGCCGCTCTGTCGCGGGTCGAACTCGGCGAGCGCATGGTCAAGTTGGCCAGCTGCTTCGATGAACTGGTCATAGACGGTGCGCCGTTCGTCACGCAGGGTCCGGCCAAGTTCGACGTCCCGCTGATCGTGTGGCCCGCGCCGAGTGGCACGGTACGTGAACCACCCCGTAGCAAGAACACCGACTGCTGCCGCACCCGCGCCCAGTACAGACGCAACCCCCTGATCCATGCGTTCGATCCTGCCTTGTCGTCCGGATCGTTGGTAGGGCTTTCCCTACAGCTATCACAGGAGGTGTCTTGTGCCCCTCCCTCAGAACGGCGCCCCATGGCCGCCGCCGGCGTGGGTCGCGCACTACGAGGCGATGCGCGTCGACGACGCGTGGTACAGCGGCGACCGGAAACGCCTCGCCCGCGTCTACACCAATCACCCGCGGCACACCGAGCGGCGCCGTCTGTGGGGCCGCCGGTCGTTCGAGCACCGCCTCGACCGGCGCGACCACCGGCTACACGTCCCCCTCGCCGGCGACATCGCCGCGACCTCGGCCGCCCTGTTGTTCTCCGACATGCCGACGATCGCCGTCGAGGACACCGCGACACAGGCCCGCCTCGACCAGCTGCTCGACGAGGGCCGCGCCCAACAGGTGTTCCTCGGCGCCGCCGAGCAGGCCGCCGCCCTCAGTGGGGTTTTCCTGCGGGTGACGTGGGACCGCGCCCTAGTGCCGCGCCCCCTGCTCACCGTCATGCAGCCCGACGGCGCGATCCCCGAATGGCGCTTCGGCCTGCTGCGCGCCGTCAACTTCTGGCGCGAGCTGGACGGTTCGACCACCTCGACCGTATGGCGGCACTTCGAGCGGCACGAGCCCGGCCGCATCGTGCACGCCCTGTACAAGGGCACCGCCGACAACGTCGGCCGCAGGGTGCCGCTCACCGAGCACCCCGACACGGCCGACCTGGTCGACAGCCTCGACGCCGACGGCGACACGATCACGACCGGCATTCAGCAACTCACCGCCGCCTACGTCCCCAACGTGCTGCCCAACCGGCTGCACCGCGGCTCACCGATCGGACGCTCGGACTACGCGGCACCGATCTACGACCTGTTCGACAGCCTCGACGAAACGTGGACATCGTGGATGCGCGACATCCGCCTCGCCCGCGCCCGCCTGATCGTCCCGGACGGGTACATGCGCAACGAGGGGGCCGGCAAGGGTGCGTCGTTCGACGACGACCGCGAGGTCTGGCACTCCCTGCGCATGCCGCCGAACGAGGGCGCCGGCATCATCCTGAATCAGTTCGACATCAGGGTTGAGGAACACCGCAGCTCCACCGAGGCGATCACACGGGAGGCCGCCCAGTCGGCCGGCTACAGCCCGCAGTCGTTCGGCCTCGACGGCGACGGAGCGCCGGTCACCGCGACCGAGGTCGACGCCCGCGACGCCCGGAGCATGGTCACCCGCCGCAAGAAGGCCGGCTATTGGCGGCACGCCGTCGCCGACATGTGCCACGTGCTGCTGCTGCTCGACGCGACGCTGTTCGGCAGCAGGATCACGCCCGACCGGCCACGCGTGGAGTTCGGCGACGGCGTCGCCGAGTCGGCCGAGCAGACAGCGACCACACTCGACCTGCTCAACCGCGCCGGCGCCGTCAGCACAGCAACGAAGGTGAAGATCCTCAACCCGACGTGGGACGACACCACCGTGCAAGCAGAGGTGGCGGCAATTCTTTCCGAGACCGGCGCTGGTGCACCGGACCCGGTCGGCAGTTTCCCGATGTGACGTCAACGGCGTTATTGGGCGCGGAAGACGATGGCGAGCAGTCGCTCAGCTCGGGCCCGCAGTGCCGGGTCAGGGGACATCAGCGCTACGAAGAGGAGGCAGGTCAATGCGGCGGCGAAGAGAGTTACGCCAGAGCCCACGAGCTGAAGAGTCGTCATGAAGCGGGAAGGTACGACACCCCAGGGAGGTGCGCCAATACCATATGACACATGAGGCGTCAAGCATCTACGGTTGCGCAAGCCTTCCCTTAAGGAATTGCGAATCAAGACGACTCAGACCCTAGGGAAGCAAGGCTGTCGAAGGTTCTCAACCTTGCCAGTCAAGGAAGTGACTTGCCTCACATTGGCCTGGCGGTGAGGAACGCCCGTCCACCCTGGCACTCAAGGTGGTTCCTCGTCCGCCCAACGGTTAGTTGGCGTTACATCCCGCCACGATCATCAGCAAGACCAAGGCCACGAACAGAAGGACGCCGCACCCTTGGATGTTCGTGATGATCCGTTCGGTTTTCGGGTCGGATGCTCCAGCCCACAGAACCAGTCCGCATCGAGGACACCGTTTATTGCCTAACGGCCCCCAGTACGTGACCACGTTCCGACACCGTCTGCACTGTGCGCTGTGCGGACGCGTGTGATCTTCCTGATTCGGCATGTACCGAAGATAGAGCCATGCGGGGGTACCTCATGCCGATCCATCCCGGCATGGTCGAGGAATTGGCCGAGGGCACCCTGAGCCCGTACCGGGAGGCCCAGGACCGGTTGTTGGGCATCATCGCCCGGCAGCTCGCCGACGGCCTCGACGCCCCCGGTTGGGTCGAGCGCAAGTTCGCCGCCGTACAGGCCGTGCGCCGCGCAGCACAGGGCGTCGTCGACGAACTCGGCAAGGGACGACGCGCCAGTACAAGCCGAAGCGCGGGCGATCCTCACCGAGACCGGCGCCGCCGCGCCCGACCCCGTCGGATCATTCCCGCTGTAGCGGGAACCCCGCCGTTTCCGGCCTTGACGCGTATGACTTGCTGACACCAACGACTCACAATCCTTCATGGAAGGTACCCGCTTACGCGCAAGACCTTCACAACATCAAGGTACTATCACGACACGCCAAGTACGTTCGGAGTATCAGACACGGCGAAGGGCCCGAAACCCGGTTGCCCCCGGAAATCGAGCCCTTGCCTGGCGTGCAGCTTGTGAGCCCGGCCGTCTAAGCACCGGCCGGGCTCACTTGCTGAGTCCGTGCCGTACGTCCGGAGCCACGTGAGGGCCGCTCTCGCTAGCCCTGCCGCAGCAGCCATTCGATGATGAGCCTGACTACCGGCAACCAGTCGATCAGCATCAGCCGTCTGTCCGGCTTCCGCTTCCCGCTCCGCCTGCCGCGTTTGTCCCGACGCGCCATCACGCAACCTCCAGTGACCCCAAAGTGCCCTGGAGCCCAGGGCCTTCACCGGGAGTCCCGGCGAAGCACGTGAGGGGTCACGTGGAGCTGCGCCAGCAACTCTAACGCGTCGTCAGAGACGCCAGGGGCCCCAACGTGCCACAACTACACTCCGCGGCCACATAAGCCGCCTTCTGTTACTGACCTGTCACGCACGTCTCCCATTTATGCCCATTCGTACGGCCGTTGGGGGGCGCATGCCGATCCATCCGGGCATGGTCGAAGACCTCGCCGAGACCACCCGTGACCTGTACGCCGCTGCCGAGGAACGGCTGTTGGGCATCATCGCCCGCCAACTCGCCGACGGCCTCGACGCCCCGGGTTGGGTCGAGCGCAAGCTCGCCGCCGTACAGGCCGTGCGTCGCGCGGCACAGGGTGTTGTCGACGAACTCGGCAAGGCGATGTCCCTCGACGTGTTCGACGCCGTCGCCGAGGCGTACAACACCGGGCACCGCGCCGCCGTCGCCGAACTCGGCGCCCTGTCCGACGACTCCCGCCGCCTGGTCGACGAGGTCGCCCCGAACGCGCAGGCGGTCGACCGGCTCGCGCAGGAAACCGTCGACCGGCTCACGGCGACGCACCACTCGATTCTCCGGGCGGTCGACGACCAGTACCGGACGGTCGTCGCCGAGGTCACCGCAACGCCCCTGCTCGGCACCGGCACCCGCCGGCAGGCGGCGCAGGACGCCATGCGCCGGTTCGCCGACCGCGGTATCGCGTCGTTCACCGACCGCGCCGGCCGCCGTTGGCAACTCACCTCGTACGCGGAGATGGCCGTACGGACGTCCGTCGGCCGCGCCGCGACCGAAGCGCACATGCGCACGCTCGGCGAGGCCGGCGTCGACCTGGTGATCGTGTCCGACTCCCCGCGCGAGTGCCCGCTCTGCCGCCCCTGGGAGCGCAAGGTGTTGACCGTGGGCGGGCCGGACGGCGAGCGCACGGTCGAGGCCGAGCACGCGACCGAGGACGGCCGCACGGTCCGGGTGAGCGTTGCCGGTTCGCTCGACGAAGCGCGCCGCGCAGGTCTCCAGCATCCGAACTGCCGTCACAGCGTGTCCGCGTACACGCCCGGCATCACGCCCGTGGAGGACGCGGCCGGCGACCCCGCCGGCTACGAGGCAGGGCAGCGGCAGCGGAAGATCGAGCGGAACATTCGGCGATGGAAGAACCGTGAGGCCGCCGCCGTCACGCCCGAGGCGCAGCGCGCCGCCGACGCGAAGGTGCGGCAGTGGCAGGGCGCCATGCGCGACCACCTCGCCGCCCACCCCGACCTAGGCCGGCTGCGGCAGCGCGAGCAGCCGGGCGCGTCCAACCTCCCCGCCCCGCGCACCGAGGCGACGCCGGCCCAGCTCGACGCCGCACGCGTGTGGTCGGGCGATGACCGCTCGCTACGGGAGATGCGCGACGACCAGCTCGCCGCCGCCGAGGGTTCCCGCCTGCTCGACGACCGCGCCCGCGCGCGGATCGAGGCCGAGGCCGACCGCCGCGACCTCGACGACCTGCTCGACCGCGTTCGCCCCGGCGGCACCCTCGCCGACGACCTGCTCGCGTTCGGCGACAACGACCTCGCCCGTGCGTTCCCGCACCTCGACGACGGCGACGCGCTGCGCGTCATGGCGGAGATGGACCGCCGCGACGTCGCGAGCCGGCTACCGGGCGTGAGGCGCGACCTGGTCGGCCTGTCCGACCGCGACCTCGCCGCCCGTGCCCGGACCGCCGGGCCCGACGAGCGCGCCGCCCTCGACGCCGAGGCCCGCCGCCGCGACCTGCTCGCGACGTACTTCCCCGGCGGGAACCTCGCCGCGGACCTCTCGGACGTAGGCGACGACGCCCTCGCCTGGTGCATGCAGTACGCCACCAACGACGAACTACTGCGCATCGCCGCCGAGATGGACCGCCGCGACGCCGTCGAACTGCCACCGCCCGCCGCGACCGGCAACGCCATCGACGACCTGCTCGCCGACCGCGACGCCCTCGCCGAAGCGATGGACCCCGCCCCGGACCCGGAGACATGGGGCGCCCTCGCCGACGACACCACGTTCGCCGAGGAGTTGGCCGCCGCCATCGCGTCCGACGCCGCCAAGGGCGTGACCGAGGAGACCGCCCGCCAAGTCACCCGCGCCGAGGCCCGCGCCCTGTACGAGGAGTACGCATACCGGCAGCTACTCGCCGCCGAGGACGCCACGAACGGCTACCTCCTCAACGCCAAGGCCCAGGCCGCCGGGGTCAATCCGGCTGAACTCTTCTCCGGTCCGGCTCGAATCGCGTACGCGCGGGCGAGCGACGAACTGAAAGAGTGGTGGGCCGAGCACGGACGCCTGACTCAGGCCGAGTTCATCGAGCAGGCGACCGGCCGCGAACAGCGCTGGGCGTCCGGCGCACGCAAGAACGAAAGCGACCAGCAGAACAAGCGGTAAGGGGGTCCGCCATGGGAACGCGCGAGGACATCGTCAAGGCCGTACAGCAGGGAGCCGAGGCCGGACGCAACGGCGACGACGCGCGGACGTGCCCGTACCCCGGTGACTCCCTACTCCGTACGGCATGGATCAAGGGCTACGCCGGCGCCCGGCGCACGGCTGAGCAGTGAAACGGGCAGCAGCGAGAGGAATCCCGCTACTGCCCGTCACTACTTTTTCTCTCTGCGCATGTCCGCTTCCCCATGCTCCTGTGTTGAAGCGGTAGACCACTCGGCCAGCGTCCTCACCATTTCAAGCACGACCTGTTGACGTGCGGCGGAGAGAAACGGCCAAGAGATCCACGCCGGGGCCGAGAGCCCCACAATCACCAGCAGGGGAAGCATTCGTGCGGCGATCAGCGACCACCTAGCGGCGAATGCAATTGTCATGTCCACTCCGGTCAATGGCGTTTTTTTCCCGGAGTGGTGGCCCTCAGCGCCGAAGTGTTCAGAAAAGCCGGGGCTGCGTCGCTAGGCACCTACTCATCTATATAGAACCCCAACCGACCGTCGTCAACGGGCGGTTCTTCACGCCTGCCCGCAAACTCCCGCAGGAGCGGGCCCGATCGCATCAGGAGGCACCCATGACCACTCCGGCCCCGTCCTCGACCACGCCGAGCGGACAGCCGCAGGGCGACCCCAGCACCCAGCCGAGCGGACAGCCGACCGGCGCACCCGCGCCCTCCCCGACCGCGCCGCCAACTCCCGCCGCCGTACCGCAACAGCCGCCCGCCCCCGCGCCGACACCGCAGCCGGCACCCGTCACCCCGCCCGCGCCGGTCCCCGCCGAGCAGCCGCAGCCCCCGCAGCCGGCACCGGTCCCGCCGACCGCCCAGGTCGCGCCGGCGGTCGAGGGCGACATCAGCCGTCTGCCGCAGTGGGCACAGCGCGCCATCACGGACAGCCAGACCGTAGCCCGCACCGCCGCCGTACAGACCGCCGTTCTCCAGACCGCGCCCGCCGCGGGCGCCGACCCGCTCGCCCTGCTCGACTCCGTGTCCTTCCGCGCCACGGTCGAGGCGATCGATCCGAACGACACCGCCGCACTGACCGCCGCCATCACCGCCGCCATCACGGCGAATCCCCGTCTCGGCACCCCGGCGACGGGACCGGCCCGCGGCGGCGCCGAGTTCAACGGGCCCCCGGCCAGTGACAAACGGCCAGCCACCCTGGCCGATGCCATCGCCGCCCGATTCGGAAACTAGGCATCAGTCTGACTGCTTCCCCCGCCAGCACCGTCCCCTGATTCTGCTTCCCCTCGATCACGTTCAACATCTGGTTGCCCTGAGCGTGCCCGGATCATGTCCGCACGCGCAAAGAGGAGTTGCGCCCATGCCTTGATGATCGCCGCGACCCCTCCCAACCCGGCTGCTATCAGCGCTGCAACTCCGGCGAACCAGTCAACTCCGCCCTTCGCGCTGGTGGCCCCTGCTGCCTTCAGCTCTGCATTGGTCATTTCCCGCCGCTCGGCGGGGCGCTGAGTGTGGGAATAGCTGCTTAGGTCGACAACTGGCCGACGCGGCACGGCAGTTTCGTCGGTGCCCCCCTTCGCCTTGGAGTTCGCTGCTGCCTCTGCTGCCTGCTCATCCCTCGCGTCTCCATCCACATAAGGAGACTCCCATGGCGAATACCCTCGCCGACGCCATCGCCGCCAAGTTCGGCGGCTGACCCAAGACAGGAGCAACGCCCATGCCCGTGACCCTCGACGAGGCCAAGCAGAACGCGACCGACGACGTCGACGTTCAGGTCATCGACGAGTTCCGCAAGGAATCCGTTCTGCTCGACTCGCTCGTCTTCAACGACGTCGTCAACCCCGCCGGCGGGGGCGACACCCTCAGCTACTCGTACCGCCGGCTGATCACCCAGCCCACAGCGGACTTCCGAAAGATCAACACCGAGTACGCGCCGAGCGAGGTCAAGACGCAGCGGTTCAGCGTCGACCTCGCCGTTCTCGGCGGTAGCTTCCAGGTCGACCGGGTCATCTCCCGTCTCGGTCCGGCAGCGTCCAACGCCGTCACGCTCAACATGCAGCAGAAGATCAAGGCGACCCGGACCAAGTTCCAGGACGCCGTGATCAACGGCGACAGTGCGGAGGACGAGGATTCCTTCGACGGCCTCGACAAGGCCCTGTCCGGCAGCTCGACCGAGTTCCGCCTCGCGCAGGTGACCGACTGGACCGACTTCGACACCGACCCGCGCGCCGAACAGAAGGCCCTCGACGTCCTCGACGAGTGGCTCTCTCAGCTCGACGGCGCCCCGTCGCTGGTGATCGGCAACAGCACCGCCCTTGCGCGTGTGCGTGCCCTCGCCCGCCGCGCCGGGCAGTACACCCGTGACCCGGTCGACGGCCTGATCGGCGCCACCGGCCGCCCGATCGTCCGGGAGAGCTACGGCGGGATCACCTTCGTCGACCCCGGGGAGAAGCCCGGCACCTCCGCGCCGATCATCCCCATCGAGAACCGCACCGTGGGCGGCACCGCCGCGACCGGCCTCACCGACCTCTACGCGGTGCGGATCGGCCTCGACGGGTTCCACGCGGTGGCCACCGTGGGCGGCCAGATCGTGAACACGTGGCTTCCCGACTTCTCCAGCGCCGGCGCGGTGAAGACCGGCGAGGTCGAGATGGGGCCGGTCGGTGTCGTCCTCAAGGCGACCAAGTCCGCGTCCGTGTTCCGCAACATCAAGGTCAGGTGACCCATGCACAAGGTGAGCACTCCCGTAGCGGAGTTCAACGGATGCGTTGCGGGGGTGTGGTTCGTCGACGGCGAGGCCACCACCGACAGCGAGGGCGCCGTCGCGTACTTCCGGCGCCACGGCTACACCGTGACGCCGGTCGACGAGGAGCCGGTCGACGGCGACCCGCCGGACGGTTCCGGTACGACCAGCCCCGACGGCCCGCAGGCGACCAAGCCCGCGGGCCGTCCCCGTTCCAAGGGGTGACCGGTGGGCCGTGTCTACGCCACCCCCGAGCAGGTGTGGACCGGCCAGCCCCCGGCGGACGCCGACCGGCTGCTCGCGCGGGCGTCCGAGGACATCGACGATGCCCTGTTGACGGCCGTCTACCGCACCGACAGCGCGGGCATGCCGACCGATCCGAAGGTCGTGACCGCCCTCGCCGAGGCCGTGCGCGATCAGATCGAGTATTGGGCCGCGACCGGCGACGACGGCACGGGCGCGGCCGGCCGGTGGGACAGCGTCTCTATCGGCCCCGTCTCCCTGTCCGGCCGTAAGGAGGTCCCAGCCGCGGCGGGCGACGTCGACCTCGCGCCCCGCGCACACCGCGCCCTCACGCGCGCCGGACTGCTGCCGGGGGTGATCTGGTGAACGTCCCCGCATGGCTGCTCGTCCACCGGATCACCATCGAGCCGTATCTCGGCAGCGGCGCGTACGGGCCGAAGTACGGGCCGCCCGCCGAGGACGTGCCCGCCCTGGTCGCCGAGGCGATCAAGCGCGTACGCAACGCGACCGGCGCCGAGGTCGTCTCGACCGCGCAGATCTACGCCGGCCCCGGCCTCGACTGCCCGACCGGATCGCGGGTCACGCTGCCCACCGGCCGCACCACCACCGTGATCAGCGTCGCCCACCACACCGCGCCCGGTCTGCCCGTGCCGCAGTCGACGGAGGTGATGTGCGAGTGACCCAGCGCGCCCGGATCAGATGGAACGGGAACACCGCCCTTGCGGCGATGCGTCAAGGCGCCGTGCGCGGGGTGCGGTTGGGCGCGGAGCACCTGTTGGAAGTCTCCCGACAGCGTGTGCCGATCGAGGAAGGCACGTTGGAGCGCTCCGGCGTCGTCTCCGTCGACGAGCAGTCCGTCACGGCCGCCGTGTCCTACGACGCTCCGTACGCCGTGCGCCAGCACGAGGAACTGACCTACCGCCACGACCACGGCCGCACGGCGAAGTATCTGGAAGGGCCGTTGCACGAGGAGAACGGCACGATTACGGAGATCATCGCCGCGCAGGTCCGGCGGTCGCTGCGGTGAGCTTCCTCGTCGACGTCGTCGACGGCCTCGCCCGCCTGCTCGACGCCGCCGAGGTGGCCGCCTACCGGCCCGACGGCGTGTACGGGGCAGGAGAGACAGCGATCACGGACACCGTGATGCCTGCCGCCCCGGACCGCGCCGTCGTGCTCACCGCCTACGACACGGCCACCTCGCAGAACCTCACCGACACCACCGTGTTAGTGCAGGCCCGTACCCGCGCCGGGCCCGATCCGCGCGAGGTGGCCGCCCTCGATGACGCCGTGTTCGAGGTGCTGCACAACTCCGGCCCGTTCCTGTTCGGCACGGCCCGCGTCGTGCTGATCACCCGCCAGTCCGCCGCCCCGCTCGGCGCCGACAGCCTCGGCAGGTTCGAGCGCACCAGCAACTACGCGTTGCGCGCTCACCGGCCGCACCCCCGACTTGAGTAGGAGGACTGTCCCTTGTCCACCCCCGTACAGCCGGCCGAGACCGAGACCGCGCTCGCGCGCCGCTACCGCTTCGAACTCGACACGAGTTCGACGAGCACCCCGTCGTGGGTGATCGTGCCCGGCATCCAGGAGTTCGACCCGGCGGTCGACCCGACGCAGCAGGATTCCACCACCTACGAAGACGGCGGCTGGGCCGACAGCACCGTCACACAACTCGCGTGGTCCGTCGAGCTGACGATGCTGCACCGCTACCACCCGACCACGAAGGCGTTCAACGCGGCTCAGGAAAAGCTGAGGCTCGCGGCCGAGAGCTTCGGCAGCGGCGCGACCGTCCACGTGCGGTGGTACGACCGCGAGGGCCGCGCCGACGCGTACGAGGGCCGCGCCCTGGTGACGTGGGACCCGGACGGCGGAGCAACCGACGACCTCGACTCGGTCGGGGTCACGCTCACCGGCAAGGGCGCGAAGACCGCGATCACCAACCCGCTCGCGGGGAGTGGTTCGTAATGGCCTTTCAGGAACTCGGCAACCTCCTCGACGACAGCCTGCCTCTACCGATCAAGGGCAAGACGTACAAGGTTCCCGCGCCGTCCGCGGCGACCGGTCTTCGGGTGCAGGCCATCATGCAGGCCGCCGCTACGGCCGCCGACGGCGGACAGGCCGACCGCGAAGTCCTCGCGGATGCGGCCGAGCGCGACATGTACGCCGACGTGCTGGGCACCGCGCACGCCGAGATGGTCGCCGACGGGGTCGAGTGGCCGGTGCTCAAGCACGCCGCCGTGACCGCCATGGTGTGGATCATCCAGAGCAAGGACCGCGCAGAGGCGTACTGGAACACCGGCGGCGACCCTTCTCAACTGGCCCCGAACCGGGAGCAGCGCCGCAGTACATCGGGTGCGGCGAACAAGACCCGGTCTCGGGGCTCTTCGAGTGGTACGAGGCCCCGCCCGGCCAACCGGCGCGGAGGAAAGGGCAGCAGCGGCGCAGCCCACAAGTGACGTGGGCCCAACTCCTCGACGAGTGGCCGCTCGTCGAGGCCGACCTACACGAATTCTACGGCGTCGACGTCGGCGCGCCCGGCCTGCTCGACGAGCGGTCGTGGCGATGGCTGCGCGTGCGCATCTTCGGCCTGCTCTCCGCCGACTCCCGCATTCAACGCCTGTTCAACCCCCCACCGGAGCCGAAGAAGCCCCGGCGTAACTGAATACCGCGCCCCGCGTGCGCGGCCCCCTTGAGAGGAGGCCCGCGCATGGCACTCACTGTCGGCGAACTCGCCGCGACGATCACCGTCGACGACAGCGAGGCCGAGCAGGGCCTCGACAGCTTCCAAAACCGCCTACGGGCCGCCCTCGCCCGCATCACCCAACGCGCCCGCGCCGGCGGCGAGGACGCCGGCAGCGCCCTCGGCGACGGCCTCGACGAAGCCGCCGGCGACGGCGCCGAGGACGCCGGCGACACCCTCACGGGCAAGCTCAAGGGGCTTGCCATGGGCGTGATCGGCGGCGCGCTCGGCGCCGCCCTCATGGCCGGCCTGTCCGAGGCCATCGGCCAAGGGCAGATCACGGCCAAGCTCGGCGCGCAGCTCGGCGCGACACCGGCCGAGGCGAAGCGGTACGGCGAGGCCGCCGGCGACCTGTATTCGAACGCGATCACCGAGGATTTCCAGGGCGCCGCCGAGGCGATCAAGGCGACCATGGGCGCCGGCCTGCTCCCGCCGGACGCGACGAACGCGCAGATCGAATCCATATCGACGAAGGTCGCCGACCTCTCCAACACCTTCGACCAGGACCTCGGCGGGGTCACGAACGCGGTCTCGCAGATGCTGCGGACCGGTCTCGTCTCCTCGGCCGACGAGGCGTTCGACGTCCTCACCAAGGGATTCCAGTCGTCCGCAAATAAAGCCGATGACCTGGTCGATACGTTCAACGAATACGGCACGCAATTCCGTAAGGCGGGATTGGACGGCGCCACGGCCGTTGGCCTGATGAACCAGGCCATTCAGGCAGGCGCCCGAGATTCCGATATCGCTGCGGACGCCATCAAGGAATTCAGTATCCGAGCCGTTGACGGCTCGGCGAGCACTGCGGCAGGTTTTCAGGCTCTCGGCCTGAATGCCGAAGACATGGCCGCAAAGTTCAGCAAGGGCGGCACCTCGGCGACGGCCGCGCTCGACACCACCCTCGACCGTCTCCGTGCGATAAAGGACCCGATCAAGCAGTCGCAAGCGGCGACCGCACTTTTTGGAACTCAGGCCGAAGACCTCGGAAAAGCGCTTTATGCGATGGACCCGAGTACCGCCGCGAAGGGTCTCGGCGAGGTCGGCGGCGCAGCCGACGCACTCGGCAACAACCTCCGCGACAATGCCGGGGCGCAGCTAACGGCTTTCAAGAATTCGATGCAACAGAACCTTGTCGAATTCCTCGGCGACAACGTCGTACCGGTCCTGACCACGTTCTTCGGATTCGTCGGCAAGCACCGAGCCGAGTTCACCGTCGCCGCGGTGGTCATTGGTGCGGCGTTCGCCGCGATCGGTGTTGCGGCGACGATCGCGGGCGCAGAGATGGCCGCTGCCTGGATCGCCGGCCTCGGGCCCGTCGGCTGGGTCGGTATGGCTATCGCCGCCCTGGTCGTGCTCGTCATCACCTATTGGGACGAGATCAAGGGGTGGACGCTCGCTGTCTGGGATTGGATCGTCGGGAAACTGATCTGGGCCAAAGACATGATGGTTCAGGCGTTCATGAACTTCACCCTGATCGGTCTGCTGATCAGTCATTGGTCCTCGATCCGGGATACCGCCGTTTCATCGTGGAACGGAATCGTGGGTTGGCTCAAGGGAATCCCTGGACGCCTGTACAGCCTGTTTCTTAACTGGACGCTGCTCGGCCTGATCGTCAAAAACTGGACCGCGATCAAAAACGCGACCGTCGGCAAGGCGACCGAAATGGTCGACTGGATTCGCGGACTCCCCGGGCGCCTCTCTTCTGCGATCGGCAACAACCTGTCCGGGCTGCTCGTCGGTAAGGGAAAGAACATCGTTCAGGGTCTGTGGAACGGCATCGTGTCCATGGGTAGTTGGCTCAGAAATAAGATCACGGGTTGGGCCAAGGAAGTCATTCCGGGGCCGGTCGCGAAAGCGTTGGGCATTGCGTCGCCGTCCAAGGTCATGGCGCGCGAGGTCGGTCGGTGGATTCCCGCCGGCGTCGTCGACGGAATCGAATCCGGCTCCGGCGCGGTCGACCGGGCCATGTCCAATCTCGTGTCCGTGCCCACAGCCGGACAGGCGACCGCGGCGAATGTCGCCGCACAGACCGCGAGCGCCACGAGCGGCGGGGGCACCCAGCCGGTCGTCACGTTCACCTCGGACGGCAGCCGCGTCGGCGACTTCCTGCTGTCGGTGTTCCGGGACGCGGTCAACGTCCGTGGCGGAAACGTCCAGTTCGCCGTGACAGGAAGGAGTGCGTAACCGTGGCATTCCCCGACCAGCCGCTCGGCCTCAAGGGCGAGTTGCGCATGGGTTCAACGTGGCAGGACATCACCGGCGACCTGTACACGCGCGACCCGATCACCCACACCCGCGGGCGCCCGTACAAGTCGAACGCCGCCGATCCCGCCGCATGCGCGGCCACCATCCGCAACCTCGACGGAACGTACACCCCCCGCAACCCCGAAGGCCCGTACTACGGCCTGTTCAACCGCAACACCCCCTTCCGCTACACGCTCCCCGGCGGCCCGCTCCACCTGGAAATGCCCGGCACCGCCGACCGCGCCACCACACCCGATGTGACCGCCCTCGACATCACCGGGGATCTTGATATCCGGTGGGAGGGAGAGACGAACTGGTTCTCGTCCGAGACTCAGTTCCTGATCGGCAAGTGGGGCGCGGCCGGTAACCGCTCCTACTACCTGATAGCGCGAGCAGGGGTGTTGTACCTGAACACCACCAGCGGCGGGACCACCGTCGACGGGGGCGGGTTCGCAGCGCTACCCGCAGCTCTGCCGCGCCACGCTGCGGTACGCGGGACCCTCGACGTCGACAACGGGGCCGGCGGGTTCACGCTGCGCCTGTACTGGGCACCGTCGCTTGCCGGCCCCTGGACGCAGTTCAGCGGCGACCTGACCAGTTCGGCCCCGGTCTCCATCTTCAGCGGCACGGCGCCGTTGTCGATCGCGCCGGAACAGACCG